TGAGACGTTATCAAACGGAGGGGTTACAATTAAACCCAATATTAAATTTAAAGAAGTAATTAAAAAGCTGTCAATGAATGACATCTTAAAAGATGCGTCTTGTGACTTTGATCCTACTTCTAATGTAACATTAACAGAAAGAATTTTACAACCAGAGGAATTTCAAGTAAACCTACAGTTATGTAAAAAAGATTTCAGACAAGACTGGGATGCACAATCTATGGGCTTCAGCCAATACGATAACCTACCTAGAAGATTTTCTGATTTCTTAATTGCACAGGTTGCGGCTAAAGTAGCTCAAAAGGTTGAGCAAAACATTTGGCAAGGAGCAACTGCTAATGCAGGTGAATTTAACGGCTTCCAAGCATTACTAGCAGCAGACGGTGACGTTGTTGACCAAGCGGCAGTAGGTGGTGGACTATCAGCAGCTAACATTATT